AAGCTTCACCTTCAGTCAATCCTTTTTTCTCAAAAGCACTTACAACAGTTCCCCAAGTTGCGGACTGGTCTAACAGTTTCTTGGCTCCAACCGCCCCAAGTCCCGGGCAACCTTTATAGTTGTCCGCAGTATCACCAACCAAGGTTTGATAAAGGTGGTTATAGTCTGCTTCCTCTTGGCTTGTCTCTACGAAAGTATCACTGATTAAGTTATAGAAACTACCGGGAATACTTTTAAAATCTTTATCGCCACTTATGATTACTGACTTAGTGCCTTTAAGGGTAGCCAAGATGCCAATACAGTCGTCAGCTTCAAGGCTTTGTCTCTGATAACAAGTATAATTTTCAGACACCCACTGTTTAACACCTAAGTATCCTAAGGGTTTTCTTTTTCCCATTCGGTTCAATTTATAGGTTGGCAGGATTTTCTTTCTGAAGTTTGTATCATCAGAGAAACACATTATAATCTCATAGTTACCTTCGTAACTGTAATGCCGCAACACTTTTTCAGTAATATGAGCTACAGTATCATCAACGATAGTCTTAGCTTCGTTATGATCACAATGTAATGTTGAAAAATCAGGATACCAAGTTATTTCCCGCTCACACGCTGAGGTCGCCCTGAAGACCACCATATCAGCATCAAAGAGTATCTGCATTGGTTGTTTATTCAATATCAAAAGTCTCCTTCTGTTTTGTCGTGACGTATGCCCTTAAATCTTGGCTCTCTCAGGACACCTTTGGTACTCTCAGCCATAGCGTCAATTTGTACGATTTTTCCCACGATCTCGTTATAAAAGAACTCAGACCACCAGCGTTTCCTTTGGTCATCTGTAAGACCTGTACCAACAGTAATTGTTTTATCATCCCGGAATTGACAAACAAGCGCACCTGCCATGCCTTTATATTTTCCAGTACCCTCTTGGAGACTGAGGACTTTTAGGTCATAGCTGATACCCTTCTTAACTTTAAGCATCGTTTCATTTCGTTTACCGGGATAATATCCAGCCTTAGGATCTCTCACAACTAACCCCTCTCCGCCTGCATTCCAAACTCGGGTTGCGGCTTTATCAATATCTGACCACGTATCTGCGTAGTATTGCGGTACAAGGAAGGTGTGATGATAACATTGCCAAAATCCGATACGTTCTAAATCTTTCGAGCGTTCTTCATAAGTACGAATTTCACAAGTCCCAAAAAACTCGTCAAGACTTAAAGCATCATGTACATAGGCTCCAACTTCATAATGCTGGTTCTTAGTATCACGACACCACCCGCTGATTGTCGGCTGAGGTACACCTTTGGCGTATCCTTCAAATATAATTACATCAGTACAGAGTGTCGTGGCAATGTCGTACAGCTCCGGTTTAAGATGTTCAAGGCTTAGATATTCTTCACCTGTACGGCTAAAGATATGGGCACTTGTGGTATCACATACGGCAAAACAAAAGACACCATCAAGTTTCTCTGAGTACATCAAGGGAAACTGAGGTGTCTTTTTGTTATTCATTTTTTCACGTGGGAGACAGAGCTGGACAAGATGTGACTTATCACGAGGAAAGTCCGGGTAGTAGTCAAAGAAGGTCTTAGCTGTTTTCTTTTTGGTTGCCATTAGGCTCTCCCTTCGTAAACAAGCCACACCTACAGACACTGTAAGACCTCATATATCTACAAGGACAAATGGAGTCTTCATTACGGACGTTTTGGCAAGGACAATACATCCTCCCATACTTAACTACTTGCCCTAAGAATTTGTCTGATAATGCGTCAAGGCGTTCTTCTGAGCGGACAGAGTAACCATGTTTGTCGGCAATACTTTGGAGTTCTTTTTTATAGTGTGGGGTCAATTTTCACTACCTCCTATAGCATTCTTATCTTTCTTCCAAAGGCTCAAGTTGTATTCTAATTCAGAAGGGATACCTTTCCGTTCTAACTTTTCTATTAGAAAACTTTTTTCAAGATTATCTCTATACATCGAAGGTGGAAACTTCTCTGTATATAGACGTTCCTTTTTATCAAGACCACAAAGTTCACATCTACTGTGTTCATAAATAATTATTTCATCAAAATCATTAGAGAAACGTGTTTTTAAATCTGAAAAGTACATACCCCTTTTTTTATAACTATGGTTACATTTTGGTTTTTCTTTTATTTTGATGTCCCACCACATAGCTTATCTCCTGTAATATCCTTAGTTTTCAAAGTGTATCCACAAGGGCACTGAATGGTAACCTTAGTGGGTTCTACAAGGTTACCTAAGATCAATAATGGTCTTTCACATTTAGGGCAGGAAATATTGACAATAGTCGGCTTTTTCTTCGCCATATTACTTTTTGACCTCCTGAGTTACATTGATGATTTTTTCTGCTAATTTATCAAGTGCTTTATCAACGGTTTCCCCGGTGACCTGTAGGTTATGAGGGGTCACCTGTTTGGCAATCAGCATTTTGTACATAGTGTCTTTAGAGGGCGCAAGGAATGCTAAAAGGGAAGTTGTAATAAATAATACACCGAAAATGGTAATAGCAATTTTTATGATTTTATTCTCTTTACTTGTTGGTAAATCAGCTTCCATAAGATAGAGTAGGAGAGAGAAACCGAACAAGACTCCCATAAACAATACAAATATAGGGGCTAGTTGTAGCTTTTCCACCAATTCTATCAAATAGAAAATCATAGGGTCAATAATAGGTTCATACATAATTAATTTCCTCCTTAGTAATAAACTCTGACAATCCTTTGCTGTCTGCCAAAGTTGATAGCATCTATATAGTTATCAAAGTAAATATCAATTTTGTCTGTATAACCGCCACCAAAACGGTCTTCAACGGTATAAATGTGTCCGTCGATTTCTACGTGAGTGCCAAAAGGCAGATGATCGGCGGCTATAGTTCGTCCTTGGGTCGCCTTTGTGCCACTTGCGGTTATCCCATCAGCCTTACCACATTCCTCAACGGATGCTGTGTAGGCTGTCAGGGTAACCTCTTGAAAGTAAAAGGAGGCTAAAAGCATACATAAAATTAATGACAATCGCACCACGACCTCCCTATCTTTCCTTCGGTATCCAGTTGCACCCTAAACCCGAAAAAGTCTTGTGCCTGTCTCATGGAGTCCTGAGCTACCTTGACGACAGTTTCAGCAATCTCTTTTGTCCGGCAGGCAACCTGTACTTCATCGTGAACCCACGCCATGTACTGAAAGTCTTTACCGTGGTCAAGCCCAAGAGCAATAAGATTTTCTTCAAGAAGTAATATCCACTTTTTGCAGATAAGTGCACCCGCCGACTGCAAAAGTAAATTAAGTGCAGAATGGATAGATCGTACATGAAGCGGTCTGCCATCTAGTCCCTTAAGGTACTTTCTACGCCATTTAATGATGTTTCCACGAAGACCTCTCTTTTCTACGAGAGTGTTCTCTATGGCGGCTCTAAGTTGAGCAATAGCTGGTGTCTTCTTCAAAAATTCTTTCTTTAAACGTCGCCCGTCTTTTTCATCACCGTGCACAATTCTGCCAATTTTAGCGTCACCCGCACCATACAAAAAAGCATAAATAAATGTCTTGGCTTGATTTCTTTCAGGTAACCCTGCGGCAATCTGATTAGCTGTGTGAATGTCACCATTAAGGATTTCATGGGCATAAGCACCGTTATCATATGGTGCCATAAAGTGTGCTAAACAACGAAGTTCAAGACCACTGGCATCAACACCAGCTTGATACCACCCGTCAGGCACCTTAAATAAACTGCGACATTCCTTCCCATAGGGGCTACCAACAGCCGGTACTTGGGCAACATTCGGGTAAGAATGGGTTGCCCTACCAGTTACAGCACCACAAGGATTGACACGTCCGTGGATACGACCATCTGCCTGAACCATTTTCAGCCACGCCATTTTCCCGTCGCTTACTTGTCCAAGCCTTTTAGAAACCATAAGGTATTCTTCCATAGGCACAGCAAGTGCTCTAAGTGCTTCAGGTGCCTTTGGGTCAGCCTTAATGAACCCAAAAGTAATATCGTCAATCTTCAGTCGAGTATCTTCGTAGAGTTCGTCATTATCAGGCTTATAATTAAAATGTTTTGTAATAACCCATTCAAGTTGCTGTCTGCTGTTTGGGTTAAAGTCTTTATAACGCTGGATAGGTACACCAGCTTTATATCCAAGTTTTTTATTATCTCTTTTCGGTATGAAAACCTTACCGGGGATAGGCGGTACTTCCTTGCGAATTAGAGCATCTAAAATAGCACTTCTTTTTCTCAAATTTTCTTCCAACTCCTGAGCTTTAAAGATATCAAACGGAAAGCCGTTACGCTCCTGCTTTGACATCAACCACTGTGCTTGAAGTTCTAATTCAATAGCACCTTTAGGATAAGTAGTGCTTTCCAATAGCTTGTGAAGTTGTTCTGTTACGATAACGTCCTGAACATTGTAATCTAACATTTCTTCGCTAAACTCAGCCCAAGCGTTCTCTTGCTTACCATAAGTACCCTTAAAGACTCCCAAGCGATAACCCCATGCTTCGAGCTTATGAGAACCCACAAGGTCACCGGGAATTTTGCCAGCTTTCATTAGACCGAAGTCTTTATCTTTAATGTTGCTGTAAATCAAGCGAGCTAAAACAAGAGTGTCTATTATTTGACCACGATATTTTCGGTCAAAAATCACATCAGGAAAAAGTTTCTCTAAGGTCGGAATATCATAGTCAATAATGTTATGTCCACAAATAAAGCCGCCTTGTTGGAGTACTTCAAGGAGTTTTAAGGCTCCCTGATGTACCCCCTCGTGGCGGCGAAATTTAAGGACTTCATCATCCATTTTGATAACCATACAATGACCCTGAGTTACGTCCTGATACAGTCCGTTTGTCTCAATATCAAAGTAAGCAATCATAGATCAGTCTTCTAACTGATATTCAGTTTCCAGCTCTTTAATTTCCAGTAAGACTTTAGCCCGAGCTTCAAAAAGGGCTTTTTCCACCTTTTGTAAGTGCTTACGGTCTTTTTCAGCACGATTAAATTCCATGTCGATACATTTGTAGTTTACTTTCTCAAAAAAGAGAGCCAAACTTTTATAGATTTTTCTTAACATTGTTTATCAATTCCTTTCATATAGTGCCGTTTTGCGGCTTCTATTTGTCTTCCTTTAGCAAACGACGAGATTGGTTTAAGGTAGCCAATAACCCTTGTTCCGTAATCTAATTCTTTCGAGCCACAAGTATGGCATTTGTCATAGCGGGTTACTGGATCAATCGTCCCACAAGACTTGCAGATAGTACAAAGGACGTTAGTTGTCCAATATGGCACACCAAGCCGACAAGCGATTTCAATAAGTGCTTTAGCCTGCTCTACTGTGGGAAGTTGGTTCAGGTTTAAATGGCAAGCCGCACCACCATCAAGGTATTGTGAGACTTCCTCAGAGTGATATTTAAGTCTGTCCAAAATAGTCAAAGAATTATCTTCGACCGGAAAGAAATAGCTGTTATAGCAATCACGAGGAACCCATAACCCATCTTCTTTATCCCACTTAGCATTTTTGACACCAAGGTTTTCAGCGGGGACGAACTCGGTATTAAAGCGGATGCCGTAAATTTCACGAGCCTTTTTATTGTCTTCTTTTATCCCTGCTAGAATAACGCCAAGGTAATCAGTGTAGTCGTTAGTTTCCATACGCTCCCGCATAGTGAACCACTCAAAGCTTTCAAGCGCACCATTTATTCCGATAGTTCCAAACTGCTTATCAAGTGCAATGTAACCTGCCTGATAAGAGGGGAGGATGCCTTTATCAATGTATTCCTGCACAATGCTGTGAAACGCCACTAGGTATTTATGGATACGGGCTACTGTCTGTTTAGGAGTATAGTAGTCGTATCTCTCACTGATACATTTTTGCATAAGCCTGTTCAGGCTCATTGTAATAACTTGAAAGCTCCCTGTTGATACACCGCCAGCACCCAATGTGTAACTGAAAGTATTGTCTGCCATTTCATTACGCAAGCGGCAACACGAAGACAATGAGTCTGCTGAAGTGCTCTCATAGTGAAAAAAGCTGTGCCCTTTAGACATTTCTGTTGCCAGCATTTCAGTAAAACTTTGGTCAACTGGAAGATGACTTTCAGGGTCTACAAGATACGCCGCTGTGAGTACCGGGAATGTCAGCAGTTCTTTTCTGCGTTCATTCCTAAACCATTTCATAAAGTATCTTTGCAGAGCTTCTACACTTTTATAATCAGGCGTAGATCCGTCCGGAAAATAAAATTCATCAAACAGAGCCTTGAAGTAGTTAGAGTCAAACACCGAAATGTTCCAAAAGACTGATTGTGCACCACGAGCGGCGGCAGGTTGGTTCATAGCATAAACAACGCCTTGAAGTTCCTGTGCAATTTCTGCTGTATGTGTAGTCAGATAGTTTGCTCCATAGGTCTTTTTAGCAAAGTAATCAAAGTACATAAGAAACTCAACAGTAGCTACAGCTCCTGCAAAATCAGACGCAACCTGATAGACAAGGTTCACAAAAGAACCACAGAAAGACTGAAGGTTCTTAGGTGCCTTAGAGGTTCCTCCGAGAGTTTTAGTACCTTCCATCAAGAACGGATAAAGTGTGATGGAAGCACAGTATGGTCGTAAGCTGGTTTCATCGTGGATATAAATTAAATGCTCCTTAATGTCTCGCAAATAGTTATCTGCTACTTCAGCCCCAAACATTTCTAAAAGTTTAGAATACACCCTGTTTCTGTTGACTTGGATATATTCTTGTTTGAATAGCTCTGCTTCTAAAACCGCCAAGGTTTTATTTGTAACATTGGCATTACTATCAA